TAGAGAATGTTTCTTTATTTTCACAGTTCTACACCATCAATTACTTCAATCGTTTCCGCAATCTTCTTAAAGATACAGCACAGCAAGTTGCATACACTTCAAAAGAAGAATTGATTCATGCTATGGGTGGAATGAAATTGGTGAATACAATCAGAGAAGAACACCCAGAGTTATTTGATGATGAACTGATTGAGAGAATTCGTTCTGAATGTGTAGAAGCATATAAGGCTGAATCAAAGATAATTGAATGGTCAGTCAATGGTTATAAATCAGAACACCTTTCAACACCTATTTTACAGAATTTTATCAAGAATAGACTCAATGATTCATTAACACAGATTGGCATTGAGCCAGTGTTTGGCGATGTCGATCAAGAACTATTGGAAAAGACAGAATGGTTCGAAGAGGATGTGCTAGGAAATACGGCAACAGATTTCTTCTTCAAGCGCCCCACAGAATACTCAAAGAAAGACAAATCATACGACGAAGACGACTTATTTTAGGATATATACATTATGGAAAAATACTATTGGTTAAACGAAGACTCGCGCAAGTTTCTTGAACGAGGATATTTGAAAGAGGGTGAGACAGCAGAAGATAGAATCTCTGTTATCGCAAAGACTGCGCAAAAAGAATTGAAGATTAGAAACTTTGCTAAAAAGTTTGAAGAATATATGTCCTATGGGTGGTATTCATTATCTTCTCCTATCTGGGCAAACTATGGATTAAAGAGAGGTTTACCAATCTCTTGCTTTGGTTCTTATGTAGATGATACACTTGAGGCAATTCTCACAAAGCAAGCTGAGATCGGAATGATGACTAAAATGGGCGGAGGTACATCTGGCTACTTTGGTGATCTTCGAAGTCGTGGCTCGGAAATTTCTTCTGGTGGTAAATCAAACGGCCCGGTTCATTTCATGGAGTTATTTGAATCCGTGACAAATGTGGTGTCTCAATCAAATGTTCGTAGAGGTTCATTCGCAGCTTATATGCCAATAGAACATAAAGACATTCTAGAGTTTCTTCAGATTCGTGATGATGGTAATCCAATTCAACAGTTGTCAATCGGTGTTACTGTTTCTGATAAATGGATGAAGAGTATGATCGATGGTGATAAACCAAAACGCAAGATTTGGGCTAAGATAATTCAAAAGAGATTTGAATCTGGTTATCCATACCTATTCTTCTCTGACACAATGAATAATGAGGCGCCAGATGTATACAAGGATAAGAAGATGAAGATACATGCTTCCAATCTTTGTTCAGAGATTGCACTATCATCAAGTAATGATGAATCATTTGTATGTAATCTTTCATCAATGAACCTTCTCCACTATGATGAATGGAAAGGAACTGATGCCGTTGAGGTATTAACATTCTTCCTTGATGCTGTGATGTCGGAATTCATTAGTAAAACAGAAGATATGCCATATATGGATGCGCCCCGCAATTTTGCTAAACGCCAGAGGGCATTAGGAATCGGTGTTCTCGGATGGCATTCTTATCTGCAATCAAAGATGATCCCGTTTGAAAGTTTCGAAGCAAAGACATTGACTGGTCAAATCTCTTTATTAATGAAACAGGAATCCCATCAGGCTTCTAAAATTCTAGCAGAAGAATATGGTGAGCCTGAACTATTGAAAGGATACGGTCGCAGGAATGTAACTACTCTGGCTGTTGCACCGACTACATCAAGTTCGTTTATCCTTGGTCAAGTATCTCCAAGTGTTGAGCCATTGAATTCTAACTACTTTGTAAAAGACTTGGCAAAAGGGAAGTTTACATATAAGAACCCTTATCTTGAAAAGACACTTGAATCTCATAAGAAAAATAATAGAAACGTTTGGAAATCTATTCTCACAAATGGTGGCTCGGTTCAGCACCTTGAATTCTTAACTGATGAAGAGAAAGGTGTATTCAAGACCTTTGGCGAGATCGCACAGAAAGAGATTATAATACAAGCATCTATCCGCCAAAGAAATACCGACCAAGCACAATCAATCAATCTAATGATCCACCCAAAAACTCCAGTCAAAGAAGTAAATCAATTGCTCATCTTTGCTTGGGAACAAGGTGTAAAGACACTTTACTATCACCGTGGGACTAATCCTTCACAGGAATTGTCTCGTAATCTACTTAACTGCAGTTCTTGCGAAGGATAATGATAATCAGAAAAACATATTTTTGTGATGAGTGTTACACAAAATTCACAATAGAATTAGATGAGGTTGATGTAGACCTAGAGCCAGAATACTGTCCATTCTGTGGTTCTGCAGACATCGGCCCTTACGAAGACCTTGAAGAAGAAGAATTAGGTGAAGAATAGATTTATCTATAATAACCCTTTTATATAAATACACTATATGTGTACTATAGGTGTAAAATACTTAAATAATTTTGGTTGGGTTGGTGTTAAAAACCGTGACCGAAATTATAAGACTGATATCGAAGTCGTTCAATCTAATCGCGATGGTGCACAACGCCTATATATCGATGATAAACTGAGTAGATGGAGCGAAGGAATCAATGAATATGGTGTAGCAATCATTTCTGCTTCCTTCTCTGTCAAGAGTGATGAAAAGGAAGGCGATAAGATAATACTCAAGAGAAAGAATAAAAGAAACGAGATTGGCTATTATTCACCTGATGGAAAAACAATGCGGAAGGCATTATTGGAAAAGACACCAGAAGCCGCACTTAAAGTCCTCATTGATAATAATCTCGCTGGCGCGACTTACGTATTCAATCAAGATACCTGTTATATTCTAGAAGGTGGGTATACTGTAAAGAAAGAAGATTCGACCAAAGAGGTGCCAAGAGAATATATTCATAAGACCAAAAAACTTAAAAAAGGATATTCTTGCAGAACCAATCATGGTTTAATGTTAACTCAATTGGGTTATCATACCAATCCAACAGATGAGAGACTTATCCGAGCTAGAAAAAGTAGCGAGAAGAGATTAGAATATGCCTCTAAATTTATAGGTGCTGATCTAAAAGAACCTGGCGAACTCATCGATGCTTTAGCACAATCACCAGATAAAGATGTGTTTATGAATCCTATTAGAACAGGGAACACTAAAAAGAATGATATGGTCACCACAGGACAATTATTGATTGTTCCAAAAGAAAAAACACTACATTACAGACCGATATATTCTTCTGTGAAGTTTGATTATAATCGTTTGAGCGGACCAGAAGCCAAAACATTTTTCGAGATTATATCGAGTAGGAAGCTATTATCCTTCAAAGAATATGTGAATAAATAACTCTATGTGGAGTTATAAAGGTGAGGAATTCACGACTGAAATGATCGGAGATAATATAGGCTTTGTCTATATTGTAACTGATAAAGTAACAGGAATGAAATACATTGGTAAGAAGAACTTCTTCTCCAAGGTCACTAAGCCGCCTCTTAAAGGCAAGAAGAGAAAGCGCAGATCATTAAAAGAGTCTGATTGGAAAACATATTGTGGCTCTAGTGAAACCGTAAAGTCTCTTGTAGAGGAGAATGGTTTAGATCATTTCAACCGAGAGATACTGCATCTATGTAAAGCCAAAGGAGAATTAACCTATAAAGAATTGAAAGAACAAGTTGATAGAGAGGTTCTTTTCAAGCCAGATGAATATCATAATGCTTTCATTGGATGTAAAATTCATCGAAATCATGTTGTAAAAAAGATTTGACATTATCCTTCATGTTGTAAAAAAGATTTGACATTATCCTATGAGATGATATAATCAGTACTGATTCAACAATATTATGACAATTATAGACTACTCAGCCATTGCCATCGCGGCAATCTTTTCACAAGATCGTCCTCAAGAAATTGAAGAAGGTCTTATTCGACATATGATTCTCAACCGAATTCGTATGTATAATCTAAAATTCCGAGAGGAATACGGTCAGACGGTTATTGCATGTGATGGAGGTTCATGGCGCAAAACTGTTTATGAGAACTACAAAGCAGGTCGAAAAAAGACCCGAGATGAATCACCACTCGACTGGGGAGAATTCTTTCGCCTGATCAATCTTGTGAGAGATGAACTAAAAGAATATCTACCCTATCCAGTTGTATGTGTAGAAGGCGCAGAAGCAGATGATGTCATCGCTGTTCTATCAGATGGAACACAAGAGTTCGGTAAAGATGAGCCTGTAATGATCGTATCTGCTGATAAAGATTTTCTTCAATTACATAGGTACAGTAATGTAAAACAGTTCAGTCCTATGAAAAGAGATTTGATCACTGTTGATGATCCACTATACTATCGATTCGAACACACTTGTAAGGGTGATTCCAGTGATGGTGTACCAAATATTCTAAGCCCTGATAATACATTCGTTGATGGACTTCGCCAAAAGCCAATGCGAGCCAAGAAGATTCAAGAATGGTACGAGAGTAAGGATGATCTTGCATCTGTTATGGATCAAGAAACCCTAAGAAACTTTCAACGCAATCAGAAAGTAATCGACCTATCATTCATTCCAAAGGATGTGACAGATCAGATCGTTGAAGAATACGAAACACAATCAAGTAAAAGAAACAAGGATACTCTGACATATCTCGTCACAAAGAGATGTAATATGCTAATTGAAGCCGTGCAGGATTTCCAAAATAAATAAAATTATGAGTAAACAACAAACCCTAACTGAAATATTTACAAGTATACAAGAGGCAAAGACTAGAGTAGAGCGACAAGATATCTTGAAGCAAAATGATTCTTTTTCACTTCGGACTGTATTACAAATGAACTATGATAGCAGTATTAAACTTGATCTTCCATCAGGCAAGCCACCATTCACGGTGAATGAAGCCCCCGGTGCTAATCTTGATAAGACTATCAAGCTCATTGGATATTGCGTAGTCGGCAGTTCTATATCCAAAATGAAGAAAGAAGCTAGTTTCATTTCTATTCTAGAAAGTGTAGCAGAAGAAGATGCTAATATCATCTGTCTAGCAAAAGATAAGAAGGTAGAAAAGGAATACTCTCGTGTATCCGAAAGCCTTGTGAAATCTGTATTTCCTACACTAGTAAAATGAAGGAACACGAATTGAGAAGAATCATTGATGATCTTAAAAGAGAAATCTTATTACTCAATAAAAAGATTGCAACAATCGATGAAAGACACTATAAAGAAGATATTAAAAAATTTGACAAATCTTAAATAAAGTATATAGTATATACTATGAATATCTTCGCATTATCTCCAGTACCAGAAGTTGCCGCTAAGTGGCATTGTGATAAGCATGTGGTCAAAATGATTCTTGAATCAGCACAAATGCTGTCAACAGCCCATCGCATACTTGATGGTGAAGAATCTAGAAGACCTTCAGTCTCTGGTAAGACAATGTCAAGATATTGGGAATTATCCGATGACCGAGAAAGTAAACTATACAAGGCTGTTCATATGAAACATCCATCTACACTATGGACAATGGAATCTCATATGAATTATAAATGGCACTATCAATTATTCAAGTGTCTGTGTAAAGAATACACCTATCGATATGGAAAAGTTCATGTATCGGAATCTAAACTCCTCGATGTTCTAAAAAATACACCAAAGAATATTAAGAAGTCATATATGACACCCTTTGCTCTCGCAATGGGTTCGAACCCCGAGTGTATGGATTATGATGATCGTGTTGGCTCATACCAAAAATTCTATCAAACAAAACAAAAGAGATTCTCAATGACTTGGAAGAGTCGAGAAACACCACACTGGTTTAAAATCCATAAATAAGACCTTATGACATACGATTACTATTGCGACAAATGCGACAAGGTGTGGGAAGAATCCCATCCAATTGATAACAGAGATAAACCTGTGGGAAAGCCATGCCCCTGTGGAGATGGCGGCACAGTTAAACGAGGTGTATGTGCACCTGGATTATCATACGAGGGTTCGGTTTCAACTATTCGAAGAGCGGGAACCGAATGGAATGATGTCTTGAAGGGTATCAAGAAAGCCGCCGGTCCATCTTCTACAATTGAACACTACTAATGAAAAATAAAAATAAATGTTGCGTATGTTCTCCCAAGTATGGTTCAATGACCTTTTGGAAGAATAAAGACTTTTGGCAATCAATGCTATTGTATATTGGCGGAGGCATGTTTCTGGCATTAATACTAATGGGCTTAGTAAAAAAATAAAATTATGAAAAAATCAATGAATAGCAGGAACGCTGATCGTAGACTTACGACAGCTGATAAGGTAGTTATAGGGGTATTCAGCGTATTTTTCGCTATTGCCCTTTTTATGTGGCTAAGTTTACTATAATTATGAAAGAATTCAAACACAACCCTATTGAATTAGACTACAATCTATCTGCTAAATCGACTAAGGCAGGAAGATTATATGAAGTGCCAGGTGGCAATTATTATCCTTCAATGACCACAGTTCTTGGCTGGGCTACCAAAGATAAGATTCATGCTTGGAGAAAAGCAGTAGGTGCCGAAGAGGCGAATAGAATCTCTCGCCATGCCTGTGCTCGTGGTAATGCCGTTCATTACACAGCAGAAAGATATCTGAACAACGAAGAGGGTGCACTGAAAGAAGGTGAGATGCCTCATGTTGTTCAGATGTGGAATTCAATGAAGAAGGTGCTTGATGAAAGAGTAGATAACATTGTTATGCAGGAATGTCCTCTTTATTCTGATGAATTAATGCTAGCGGGTCGAGTCGATCTTATCGCAGAGTTTGATGGCAAATTATCCATCATTGATTTCAAGACATCTAGTCGTCACAAAAGTGCAGAAGAGATCACAGGATATTTTCTACAAGAATGTGGCTACGCAGTAATGTTTGAGGAAAGAACAGGAATCAAGATTGATCAGATCGTTACCATCATGGTTGTAGAAGGTACAGAAGATTCTAAGGTTTTCATTGAACCCAGAGATAAATGGGTAGAGGAATTAAAACGGCGCAGAGATGAATACTTTGATTATCTAAATAGAAAGATAAAGAGTAGTGAATAAAATCTTTGTTCTATCAGACACACGGTGTGGATCAACATGGTTCACTACACGGTTATCAAAAATGTTTGATGATAAAACTCCATTAGTAGATGCCGAACTTGGCCGATTTGATTTTTATCAGCATTATAATTTAGAGCACACTTTAGTGGATAATATTCTTGATAATAAAAAATCCGCTATAAAGGAAAATAACATCCCTTGGACATATAAAGATACTGCATCTTCATTTCATCTGGTAGAAGATACTACCAACAAGTATTTTCCATGCACCAAACAACATATCAAAACTTGTTATGATGCAATGGATAATGATTCAACACGAAAACTGATGATTGGTCATATTGTAGGCGAACATCATTTTACAAAAGAAAATCATATTATGCCTGGTCTAGATGCTCGGACAGATGTCACTCCCATCTTTAATAAAATGTATGATGATTCACCCCCAGTGCTGGGCATTCCAAACTTTGATAATAATAGTTATACAATTCAAACTGAAGATTTCGGTGATAAGATTGATGAGTATCCTATGATCTTTCTTTCTCGAAGAGATACATATGCACAGGCAAAAAGCATGATATTAGCAGTGCATACAGGTGTGTGGCATAATAAAAACTTTCACACTAAGACTCCACACACAGACATTGATATGAATTTTAAAAAATATAATGCCATTGTTCAAGCCGCAAGAACTTTTGATTGGAAAAAAAGAGTTGCAATAAAAAAATTAAAAGCACATTCTAATTGCTTGATATTGTTTTATGAAGATTTGCTAGATGAAGAATATTGGAAAAAAATAGCGCCAAGTCTGCAGGATATAAAAGATGGAAAAATTATAGATATGAGTCCGATGCCTTCTTATTCAAAAATGGAGAAGCCGAAATTTACAAATGCCGTTGAAGAATATGAATCATATATGACTGACAAATTCTATTTCCACATGGACCATAAGTTATGATAAATAGATTATAGATGAAAGTAGCATATATATTCAATGATTCTTTTTATGATCAGTTCCTCACTGTCACAAATAGTATTCTGAAAAACGAAAAAAAGGAACTAGCAAATACCATTGAGTTTTATATCGCTTTCTTCGGCAAAGAAGAAAGCGTCGAGCCTTTATTAAAACTAAGCTCAACTTATTTTCCTAATAATAAATTCTACATAAAGCATGTGCCTACTGAATTTGCAGACCTTTGTGAAAAATATGAAAATTGTTATAATAAGAAAAAAGCCACAGTCAAAGACCCTTCTGTACTAGGTAGATTTGATTTGGATATATTCTGGCCAGAAGTAACTGATAGAATTCTTTATTTAGATTTAGATTTGATAGTAAGAGGAAGTTTATCAGAGTTATTTGATTCGTCTGATAAAGATAGTCTCATGTCTGCTTGTTGGTCTAATGAAATATTAGCTAGTGAATTAGAATCGTGGAGCACCTTAGGTATTATACCCAAAGCACAAAAAAAATATTATGATTATTTACGTGAGTTTCGTGATAATCTCGAAAGAATTTACAATAATCAATTAGTGCACTCACCAGACAAGAGTCTTAATGCTGATTCGTACGAAGAACTGTCGACCAAGGAATATGATTTACTTTCTCCAGCACTTAATGCTGGTGTATTTATTTTAAATATGGAGAAATATAGGAAAGATTATTCTTTAAGACGCAATATCGAGTTCCTAAAGGCGCTGAATAGATTCGGAACGTTATTTAAGTATAATGATCAAAGTATATTCAATATTTGCTTCTACGATCAAATTGATTGGATTGATCCAAGATGGAATAGATTGCATTATGGATGGTATAAGCCCGGTCATTTCGAAAAAAGTAAAGCGAATTTTATAGATGCTAAGATAGTTCATTATAATGGGGAGTACAAACCTTGGTTATTTAAGGATAGCGGCGAATTCGTTCTGATAGATGATGTCGACCCGACAGTCCTCAGACACTTTAGGTTCATGTCGGAATGGGACAGAAGCGATGAATACTTTAAACCAGGTATCGCATTATGGAAAGAATACGAATTATGAGAAAAACAACATACGCAATTATCATTGTCGCGGTTCTATCTTTACTGGCCTCTTTATATTATATGAATTCAGAGATAATGAAACTAGAGAAGAGAAGCAAAGATATGGAAAGCATCATTGATCTCAATTCTAGAACATTAATTGGTGTGTACCAGTACCTCATAGAGAAGGAAAAAGAGGCAAAAGCCTATAAACAGCACCAACTAGTTGATAATCAACAGGTTGTAAAATTTTAGGCAGGTCTGAAAAGTCTTTTGTAACCCCTTGATAGGCAACGGGTTCTCTATGTTGACAAATCGTGGATTTTATGGTATAATATACATATAAGATTAATTATGAATACCACTAAAAAAGAGAAAACCGTCCTTCAGCTCATCGCTCAGAATGAGTACAACACAATGAATTATGGGGTGCCCGAGAGCGCCAACGATACCGTCACTTGGTGCAATTGCATCGATGCCGGGTACATCTATGATGACATGGAATATCCATCGTCCTCATCACTCCCAGGCATTGTTGCCTCCCTTGTGAAAAAGGGTCTGATCGACACCAATGGTGAAACGGTCGCTCACACAGATGCTGGTTTCGAATACTGGAAATCTGAGGTCTATCGTGATGAGAAAAGCAATGATGAGAATGTGGAAATCGGAAATCCAATTCCCGAGGTCACCATCAAGAACATAATTGATTACAAGGGTTTCGGACAATTATTTACTTTGGTCACCACTAGCAATGGACTTGAATTTCCTATCGAACGTGATCAGGCTGAGATTTTACACAAACAATCTGACACCTTCACATCAGCCAAAGCAGATGTCCTTCTTCGCTCAGTAGAACAACACCTAGTAAAATAATTATGAGTAACTCAATCAAAATTTACCGACCAACTAATCGCAGAGATCAATGGGACGCAGACGAAAATACTCCTCGTTCCAAAATCTACGAGACTATTATTCCTCAAAGCTTTAAAATGGATCATGTACGAATTGGTGAAGAAGTCGCTGAATTTGTGTTTCACATCTTGAATGCACCCGAAGAATTACTAAATGAGTCCGAACTAAATATCGCAAATGACTTCCGAGAACCCGGCAATTATTCGCTCTCAACTGGAGATGTTGTGGAAGTAGATGGACAATCTTTCCTTTGCGAATCAGTTGGGTGGAAGCAAATCACTATATAATTATGTTACCAAGATATAAAGCAAGACTCGACCGCAAGGCATCTCTTTGGCAGAAAATCATTTCTGCTCTCAAACAAAGGATATCGATATGATAGAAAAATCTAAAATAGTAAGGCAATTATTGGGTCTCGACGAGCCACCACCTCGTGAATTGACTAAGAACCGTCGAGGTGTGATGGTCTACGGTCATAAGACTGCAGGTGAGATACAAATATTTAATAATGAATCTTGGGCTAAAAACAAGAAATACTATGTGCCTCGGAAAGGGTGCAAATCTGTAATGAAACAATTTTAATTGACTATAATGAAAAAAGAATATATAATTAACGATATGAATGATGAATTGAAAGAGGGTGAAGACATCCTATTTTACAGTGGCGATATGGTAGGTAGCGGCACAGTATTTAAAATTATGGACGGTGAAGATATCATTGTTCAAACTGGAAATGGAGGGCGTGGTCTTGAATACATCAAGAAATCCGATATCCTCCGCGCTTAATAAATTATGATTATACTAACAGACTGTGATGGAGTCCTATTGAATTGGGCTCAGAGTTATAACTGGTGGATGCACCGTAAGGGATATCGCCAAGTGAAACCGAATGAATATGCTATGGATAAGTGTTATGGAATTCCACGAGATGAATCAAGGGATTTGTGTAAGACTTTCTGTGAATCAGCTGCGGTTGGATTCCTTCCACCTCTACGAGATGCCGTGAAGTATGTCCGAAAATTACACGAAGAACATGGTGCTGTCTTTCACTGCATTACATCAATGAGTGATGATCGATATGCGATCAAACTTCGTGAGCAGAATCTTGATCGAGTTTTTGGTGAGGGTGTATTCGAACGAGTAGTTTGTCTTCCATGTGGAGAAGACAAGGATGAGGCACTTGAACGCTATCGCGATTCTGATTTTATGTGGGTCGAGGATAAGGCAGAAAATGCCGAACTTGGTGTTGAGATGGGATTGAATACGTTTCTCATCGATCATGTTTATAATCAAGGCGAGTTTCACGAAGTGACTCGTGTAAAAAACTGGAAAGAGATTTACGAATATGTCGGTTGAAACCGTTCTAGGAATAATATATAATGTTTGTTTCATTGGGTGCTTCTGGCCCCAAATCTACAAATCAATTAAAACTGAATCAGTCGAAGATGTAAGTATCTGGCTTTGTTTCATGTCTATCGTTGGATATTGCGCGGCTCTGAGTTATGCGCTTCTTCGATTCGGATTTGATTTCTGGCTATGTATCAATTATATCTTGAGTGGTATATCAGTGATTGCAATGATTTTGGTATACTATAAATACAAAAGGACTAATT